TATTTACCACGCCATAGGCAGTGGCATTTTCCCAATCCGCGATGCGGCGGCCAATCATGGTGCCAAAATCCGTAAAGGCGCCAAGATCATCATTCACCAGCATCTGGCGCGTGACAGCGACACTACGGGCATGGGTGCCCGGCGTGATCTGTTCGCGCTTTTCGCTGACCGTGCCGCGCTTGATTTCGCCACCTTCGCCCAAAGCCTGCAACGCTGGGAAGTCGCCAGCGGTCAAGAAGGAATGGGCTTTGAAGTCATTGAAGCGACGGCGTGCAAAGAACTGTCGATAGGAAGGCGATGCCAGCGCATAGCCCGCTTCAAGCATCTTGTTGCCGGCATTGGCCAGCAGCAGCGGGAAGTCTGAGCTGGTGTGAAAAGCGCGGGAAATCAACGCATCACGGTCACGCGAAGATACTCGCTCACCGCGCGCCTGCGCCAGTTCAATCAGCATGTCAGAAGGCCGCAGCTTGGCGAAATTGCGCCACTGGCCATCGCCCACCTTGCTTGCCACGGCCGGCATGTGCCGCGCGGCAATAGCGGTCGCCATCGCGTCCACAATGCTCGCCGGGTCTTCATAGGACCGCCCAACGTGGCTTACCGCCACTGGCTTCGCAGCCGCCACCTTTTCATCCTGCGCCACAATAGCGCTGAACAGTTCCGCGCGCAGCCATGCCGCGTCATGGTTGCCGCTGATGGCACGCGCTTTCAGCGCTTCCAACTGGGCATCATCTAGCCCACGCGAACGCGCCATGCGGGCGGGTTCTTCCAGGCTGGCAATGCGCGCGCGTTCCTGCGCGAGCACTTCTTCGACATTAACCGCCGGGGCGGCAGATGCCACGATGTTATCGCGCGCCTGTTCGGCGGCGGGGACCGCAATCTCGGTCATGCTCTCTCCTTCGCGCCGTGGCGCTCCGTTGCCTTCTGCCGCAATTGCAGCACCGGCCGCACGCACCTGCGCGCTGGCATCAGCCGGGATAGGGACAAGCGAAATCTCAAAAGGGGTCCATTTTTTGGCAGTGCGGATCAGCACATCATCCGGCCCGCGCGATTCCTGCCAATCTTCAGGTTTCACCGCATAGCCGACCGAGACATTGCGCACAATGCCATCGCGCACATCATCCAAAATGGTATGAACTTCCTCGCGCGCCGAAAACCGCACCTGCGCGCGACCTTCGCCATTGATGATCCATGCGCGTTCCACCACGCCAATCACGTCACGCAAATCATACTGGCCATGGGTATTCAGCAGCGGGGCGCCATTGTTGAGCCGCGTCATGTCAACGGCATCTTCAGTCATAGCAAGTTCTTCGATGAAGGGCTGACCGGTGCGCAAATCCATACGCCGCACGCGCGCGCCTGTAGACCATACCAGTTCCACCGTGCGGGCATCCGCATTGAAGGTGGCAGGTGCGAAGCGCGCCTCCAGCCGCGGGACTTCCAGCGTTTGAATTTCAGACATGTCAGTTTCCTTCAGGCTGCGCGGCGTCATTTGCCGCAAGCTGCACCGCCGCATTTTGCGAGGCGTCTTGCGCGCCGCCAGACTTGGCGACATAGCGCGGGTCAGTATCCAAAATAATCCCGAGGCTCGAAGCCTTTTTGTTTGCCTTAGCAATCTTGCCCATGACATCATCAAAGTTTGATCCAAACATGGCGACCGCTTCATCCTGACTGATAAAGCCAGCACGAACCTGGTCAATCAATGCCTTCGTATCTTTGGCCGGATCAACCATTTCAGGCGCGGGCGGAACATGCGTTGGCGCAACAAAATCTTGTGGGAAAATCCCAAGCAACGCGCCTTGGGCATGAAAGCGCCGCGCCACTTGGGCAATCATCATCGGAATCAACATCGTGTATTGCACTTGCTCCAGCAACCGTCGAAACTCAATCTTGCCTGCGCGTAAGCTGGAATAATTTGCCTGAGACAGATCCCCCGAAACTTGATCATAAGTGAGGCCAGCCCCAACCGATATTCCCTCAAGATGGCGACGGGCATAGCCTGCGTGATCGCCGCCGCCAGAGGGATTGATCGTTTCAATAGAGCCGCCGCTGCGGCGATACAAAATCTGTTGCGGCTCCAGATATTCCACAGCATCGCCCGCGCCATTTCGCAAGACATCGCCTGTAATGGCTTCCTCATCATCGCCCGTCACCACAAGCGCAAGGCAGGCTTCCACAAAAGCCTTTTTCAGCAATGCGCTTTCATATTCGCCAAGATCGCGCAATTGCCACAGCACTGGCGCCAACCACGAAACGTCACGCAACTGGCCAGGCCTGCGGCGACGATACAAGTGGATTATATCATCAGCCGAAACGCGAATCCGGCGCGCATCAGCCCGGCGCAGCAGCGGGAAATCATCATCATCTTCGCGCAGATGGAACGCCACCTTGCGCCCGCGCCGATCAACCTCTACCCCTTGAATAATGCGGTTGCCGTTCGGCGCCATCCCGGTGTGGTGCCAATCCAGCCGGTCCGCTTCCAGCACCTGCAAAGACAGGCCCACGGGGTTATCAGCCGAGGGCCGCACCGCGCGCATCCAGATCAGGCTTTCGCCGCTTTCAACCACGGCGCGGAAGGCCAGCGCCTGCAAACCCGCCCAATCAACTTCGCCTTCCACATCGCAGCCAGGCCCAGCTACCCATTTTGCCCAGGCCGCCGCCTCCGATGCTTTATCTTGCCAGGTGGTGGTGATCCCGGTGCCGACTGCATTGGCCACCCATAAGTCAACAATGCGGCTGGCATAGGCATTATTCCGCACCGCATCCCGCGCGCGATCTGCAATGGTGCGAATCGCGCCATCTGTCGCCTTGCGCGCGGAACCTGTCGGCGCCACCCAATTGCCACGCCCCGCAGGCTGGCGCGCAGCCGCATAGGCCGCCGACCGGCCTGATAATGTCTGCCAGACGCGATGAAAAAAGCTCATCAGCTACCGCCACCGATCACCGCGACAACGCGCGCTGGACGCCGCTGCGACGACGTAACACTTGCCGCATGAAGGTCCGACAAAATGCGTTGCATTTCTTTAACAGTGGCATATTCTACAGTTCGCCCCTCGAAAGTCACGCGCCGCGTCCCGGCAGTGTAAGCGTCAGCAAGCGCGCGCGCGCGGGAACCCGCCGTTTGCGCCAAAGCCCAAGCTAACGTCTCGGCAAACATGCGATCTTCCCTTCGCTACCACGCGCCGCCAGATGCGCCGCCCCAAGCGCGCGGCTTGAAAACCGGACGCGGCGGCGAAACTACAGGCACAGGCGCGGGAACCGTTACAACGTCAGCACTTTCCGTAACGGCAACATCCGGCAATAACGCCATTTCATCTCGATAACGTTGCCAAAACCGCGCGCCATACCTATCCGAACCGAGCAACCACAACGCCGCGCGGGCCAGCACGGCACAATCCAGCGCCTCGTTTCGATCCCGCAGCTTTTGCCATTCTTGGCGCGCAAAACCGCGCCGGTCCTTTACTTGGTGTAGTTGCTCCGCCACCAATTGCTTGACCCACTCGACCTCGATCCCTTGCGGCAGATGCACCCAACCGGGCGGATATTCCGCCGCCTCGCCACGCCCAAGCCAAAGGCGGCGATAAAGATCAACCTTCCAGGTCGAAACCGACACCGTCCAAAGTTTCAAACCGCGCTTCATTTTGCGGCCATTGACCATCGCATCAACCAGCGTCGGACCTTGCACCGGCTGCGCTTTATTCCAGCCCTGCAAGCCTTTCGTTGGCGCAATGCGCGGGTCACGCAATCGCCTTAGATGACCATAAACGGACGCCGTATCGCGCCCGCCTGTGTCAATGCAGACCTTACCGATCAGCTTCGTCCCACCGCCGGCACAAGGCCAATCGCGCGCCAGCAATGCCGCAAGCGCATCCCATGGCGCAGCGTCACGCGGGCTGCCCGCAATGACGATGTGGTCCACAAGCCAAGACGAATAGCCCTCGGCCCATCCCCAAACATCGCACTCCAGCCGGTCATCCTGCACGTCAACGCCAGCCGTCAGCACCAAGGCGTCAGGCGGCACAACACCGAGGGGGAAATCTTCGCGCCGTTCCAACAGACGTTCCCAATCCGGTGCCTCGCCACGATCCGTCCAAGTCTCGCCCAAAACCGTGTTCTTAAAGGTTTTCAGATCCTCCGGCTTGCCCTGCGCAGCCTCCCAATCACGTGCGATCTGTTCCCAGGATAGCCAGCCGACTGGCGAATAGAGCGCCGAGATATGAAAGCCGATGGTGTGCGGGTTCTCCGCCGCTGCTGTCGGGCGCCATTTGCCGGCGGCGAGCATCGCGGTCTTATGATGCTCCTCAATCGGCGTGTCGCATTCTTCGCAATGGTAGCGCACGCTGCGTGGGTCGCCCTTCTCCCAGATCAGCCTTTCGAATTTCAGCCATTGCATCGCGCAGCAATGCGGACAGGGCAGGAAATAGCGCCGCTGATCGGATACTGCGTATTCCCGTTCAATCCGGCTGCGCCCGGCGATGGTTGGCGTTGACACCAGAAACGCCTTCCTGCGCCAACCGAAGGTGCGCGCCCGTGCCTCGGCCAAAGCAATCGGATCACCTTCGCCTTCAATGTCGCCAGGATAGGCGTCGACTTCGTCGAGAAATAGAAACCTGGCCGGCATGGAGCGCAGCCCGACCGCGCTATTCGCCCCCGTCAGCACGAGAATGCCGCCGGGGAATTCCTTCGACATCATAGTATTGCCACTGTCCCGCGCGCGGGCTGGCGCCACCCGACCTTGCAGGGCTGGCGTCTCCTCCAGCAGCGGGTCAATGCGCTGGCGAGAAAACCGCTTAGCGAGTTCCACAGTCGGTTGCACCGCGAGCACCGGTGCCGGGACGTGATGCAGAATATAGCCAAGCCAATTATTGCCCGCCTCAGTCGCACCGACCTGCGCGCCCTTCATGAACACAATCCGCCGCGACGGATGCACCGCCGAAAGCGTGTCCATCACTTCAATCAGATATGGCGTCCGGCTCGAACGCCACGGGCCAGGCTCGGAAGAGCCGCGACTGCCCAAAATGCGATGTTGCTCAGCCCATGCCGAGACCGTAAGCTGCGGCGGCGGGCGCAACAACCCGCCCGCCCGGCGTCTCACATAGTCACGGGTCTTGGTTTGGAGGTCCGCCGATTCCGATTGGGTCAAAGCGATCCGCCGCCTTTGTCAATAGGTCGTTAATGTGCTGCTGCAAGATGGTTTGCAGCAAGTGCGGCTCCACCTGTAACTCCGCCGCGATGATGCCCGACACCCGCGCGGGCCAATTCAGCAGCGCATCGCGCATTGTGCTGGCAATCTCGTCAATCGCCGCATTAGCCGCCGTCACGTCTAGAAGCCGGCCCTTGCTTTCGTCATTCGCCAGGCGCTGCGCTTCCACTTTTAAGGCCAACTGCTCTATTTTCAGCTTGGCAAGCGGAAGCTGTTCAGTTTTTGCCATTTTAGCGAAAGGCGATTGATCCGAGGTCACAGTCTCGGCCATTTGGCGCCGCACATTGTCCACATTCCATGTTCCATCAGGCTCAGGCGATATTCTACCCGCGCGATGAGCGTTATAGATCAGCGTTCTTGACACGCCCAAAGCGTCAGCGAGAGAATTTTTTGACACAGAATCCTGCAACAAAGAAAACCCTTTCTATAAAGACTTGGTTTTGTAGTTAATAGTTTTGCAATTCTATGGCTAGCGATGTCGAGTGCTTTAGCCACCCT